TTGAAAGAACAGCAAAGTCATTTGAGTGGGTTGTATTATGGATTACAACAGGAAAATTTCTTAAAAAACATTGTAAAAATGATGGGTATGGGAACAGATACTTTAACAATGATTAATACAGTTTTGTTAGGTTTGGCTGTTATCGGTATTGTATTGGTGGGTGGTAAAATGTTTGGTTTATTTTAATAAAAAATGGGTAGAAAAAGACAAAAACAAAAAAATAAAAAAAATAAAATGTATGTATGCCCTTTTTGTAACACAACATACAAAAGTTTAATAGATTTTGAAAAACATTTACAGAGGTGTAAAAATGGACATATTTAATCCTGGTAATTTAATAGGAAATGATCAAGATAATACGAATAAAGAATTGGCAAAAGAATTTACAAAACAGTTGTTCCAGGCAAAAACATATACAGATGTTAGTGTAAGGAGTGAGTTAGATAAAAAAGAAATAATGACTATTTCAATGTTGAATATGATCAACAAAAAAATGAAATTTAAAGCGATAGATAACTGGATTATAGATTTATTAAGATTAAGATACAGTTTAAACAGAAAATCAAGGAAAGAGTTTATCCAGAGTAGTAATAATATTTTTACAAGTTTTTTGCAGAACCAAAATCCTGGAATGAATGAACAACAACAACAACAAAATTTAATTAACAGGAATGTTTAAATGTTAAAAATGAAAAAAGAAAAAATTTTATATGAAATTGAAATTTTGATAAACAAATACTATTATATAAAAAATGATACTGAAAGAAAAAGCAATTATATAATGAATATTAGCGATTTGTGCAATAAACTAAAAAATTATGACTTAACAAAAAAAGAAAAAAATCATTTACAAATAGTTATAAAATTTTTGAATAATGAAAGAAACAAATTAAACGATATGGAAAAATTCTGGATAGATTTAAACAATTTTGTTAATCAAGAAATTGAAATTAATACTACTATACAACAATTAAGTAGTCAAGAATTTGTTAATAAATATGATTTTAAATATTTAATGGAACAATTAAATTTAAGATAAAAATGATAATATCCATAATTGGTAATAAAGGGGACGGAAAAACATTATTTATGACTAAATGCCTGGTAGATTACAAAACACAAGAAAATTATATATATAGTAACTATAAATTGAGTAAGATAAAACATAATATACTTAATGTTAATATGTTACAAGATTTTCAGAACAATAATAAAAATTTGGAAAATACTCTTATCGGGATTGATGAAGCACATATATTTTTAGACAGCAGAAATTTTATGAGCAAGAAAAATAAAACAATAGGATATTTTTTGTTGCAGAGTAGAAAAAGAAAAATCAAATGTTTTTTGACATTTCAGAAAATAAATCAGATTGATATTAGATTAAGACAGAACACAAGTTTTTTTGTGTTTTGTAACAGTTACGAAATAGTCGGACAAAAATTGGTGAAGTTAATAGAGGGTGAGCCATTGTTTGATGAAAAAAATGTTATTATAATTTATGATATATGGAAAACAGACAAGATAAATAATTTTGAATTTGTAGGAAAAAATTGTTTTTACGCAAAAGATTATTATAATTATTATGATACAAATGAAATAATCAATTTTTTGGGGGATTAAAAAAATGAAAAATAAAAATAATGCAACGGATGTTGCAAAACAAATATTTAACGAAAAGAACGAAGAAACAAGACGACAATTAATATTGTTAAAGCAAAAAAAGGGTTATATTACTTTTTTTGACAGTCTTAAAATTATGTTGTCTTTATATGGTATAACATTAAAACATTATTTGTGGATTGGCGGTGGTATATTGGTATTGTCTGTGTTTGTAATATTTATGTTTTTAAAATAAAATGATACAATTAACACCAAGTATAGATTTATGTAATTATGCTTATAATAATGATATTTTTTTTAATATTTTTAAAATTACATTATTGATATTAATACCTATTATGTTATTTTTTACCGTAAGATATTTAGCAAAGTCATATAAAGAGGAAAACATATACCATACTTTATATTTTTCTGTTATACTTCTTATATTATACATAACTTGTTATATATTACTTATTATATAACTTTTTTAATTAAGTTTTTGTTACCGCAGTCTTTTTATATTCTGTTATCATTTTAATTCTTATGACTTCTGAACACAAGGTAAATGGATTTACCTGGAAAAAAGTAAATATTAGAGGTAAGGCAAGAGTTATTGTTAGGGATATTGAAACAGGTAAATTTGTGGGCAATGTTAAGTATAAAGTAGATAAGAAAAAAGGTAGCAATATAAAATATGAAAATCTGAAAGATGATATTAAACCTTTACTCAATAAAATTAATAAAGAAAACATTAAAAAAGTTAAAAAATTAGATAAGTTAAAAGATGATAAGAAAAAGACTAAAAGAAAATTTCAAAGTTTTAAGACTTATGGTAGGATTAATGCGATAGCGTGGAAACCGAATTCTGAACAGATTATAAGAGGTAGTAGAAAAATATTAGAAATGAGATATTTGACAAGAAATGAAGTATATAAAAAATTGGTTAGTAATCAAGAACATATACATATACAAAATAGTGCAAATGATAAAAACATTATTCTAGACGGAAAATTTTTTTATAGGGTTGAGGGGTGGTTAAGTGGCAAGTGGTATGTTGTTGATGAATTAGAATTAAATTTAAATGATTTGAATTAA